TAGCTGATACAACTAAAGTTGAAATGAACTACTGTATATCTGCTCCTAGAATGTATAAAGGACGTATAGAATCTATTGTTAGTAGAATAACCGGATTCGCAGATATGATTCAACTAACACACCTTAAACTTCAACAGGTTATGTCTAGAATAGTTCCTGATGGAGTTTTCTTAGATATGGATGGTTTAGCTGAGGTTGATCTTGGTAATGGAACCAACTACAACCCAGCGGAAGCGCTTAATATGTATTTCCAAACTGGATCTATAGTTGGTAGGTCATTAACTCAAGAGGGTGGAATGAATGCAGGTAAAGTTCCTATTCAGGAATTATCTTCTTCTTCGGGCCAAGCAAAAATACAGAGTCTTATAGGTACTTACCAGTACTATTTACAAATGATTAGAGACGTAACCGGATTAAATGAAGCTAGAGATGGTAGTAAGCCAGATAAAGATGCATTGGTTGGTTTACAGAAATTAGCAGTAAATGCTTCTAACATAGCTACTAAACATTTACTAGAAGCAATGCTTTACATAAGTTTAAGGGTGTGTGAGAATATTAGTTTAAAAGCTGCTGACTTAATTCAGAATCCATTAACAAGAAACGCTTTAAGGAATTCTATAAGCACATTCAATACTAACACGCTACAAGACTTAATAGATTTACAGTTGCATGATTTTGGCATTCACTTAGAGTTAGAGCCTGAAGACGAAGACAAAGCTCTACTGGAGCAGAATATTCAAATGGCTTTACAAACAGGGGCTATAGCTTTATCAGACGCTATTGATGTTAGAAATATAAATAATATAAAACTAGCTAATCAATTCATAAAACTTAGACAAGGCCAGAAGATGCAAAGAGAGCAAGAGCAAGCGCAGGCTAATATACAGATGCAAGCACAAGCTAACGCTGATTCAGCGGAGAAAGCTGCTATGTTTGAGGTTCAAAAGCAACAAGCTCTTACCGCTGAAAAAGTAAGCATAGAACAAGCTAAGTCTCAATTTGAGATACAAAGAATGCAGCAAGAAGCTCAAATAAAAAGAGAGTTAATGGCTACTGAGTTTGGTTATCAAATGCAATTAGCTCAAGCTAGAGCACAAGTAGATACATCAAAAGAAAAAGAAATAGAAGATAGAAAAGACAAAAGAGTTAAGATACAAGGAACTCAACAGTCAGAACTAATAGATCAAAGGCAAAATGATCTACTACCTAAGAATTTTGAATCCAATGGAAACGATGGATTAGGTGGATTTGGACTAGAACAGTTCAACCCGAGTTAGAATTTTTTTAATTATTTAATCATATCATATCATGCCAGAACAACAAGAGGGGGATTTTAAAATCAAATCTAAACCTAAAATGAAGAACCTTAACAAGGATAGCGAAATCACGAAAGTGGACATGTCAAAATCAGTTGAGGCAGAATTAGACGAGCCAACTAAGATAGTTATACCAAATGAAGCTGCCGCTGCAGAGGATGTAACTAATATAGAGGAAGTAATAGAAGAGGAAGTTATTATAGAAGAGGTCATCGAAGAAGAGGAGCCTACTATGGTAAACGATGTAAAACCTGAAGAGGTTATTAAAATGGAACCTGTTGTTACAGCTGAAAGTGCTGTTCTACCAGAAAACATAGAAAAGTTGGTTTCATTTATGAAAGAAACTGGTGGAAACATCGAAGACTATGTTAGACTAAACGCGGATTATTCTACCGTGGACGATACTTCGTTATTAAAAGAATATTATAAAAAAACTAAACCACACTTAAACCGTGAAGAAATAAATTTCTTAATGGAAGATAAATTTTCGTATGATGAAGATGTTGACGAAGAGAGAGAAGTAAGGTTTAAAAAACTAGCAATTAAAGAAGAGGTTGCAAATGCAAAGAGTTTTCTAGAGCAAACAAAGAGTAAATACTACGATGAGATCAAGTTGAGACCAAGCGTAACTCAAGAGCAACAGAAAGCAACAGAATTTTTCAACCGTTATAATCAAGACCAAGAAGTAGCTCAGGCTCAACACTCGGATTTTAAGTCTAAAACAAACGATTACTTTACTAATGATTTCAAAGGTTTTGATTTCGATGTTAGTGGTAAAAAGTTTAGGTATGGCGTACAAGATCCTGGTAAAGTCGCAGAAAACCAATCGAACATTAACAACATCGTAGGGAAGTTCCTTGATGATAAAGGTAATGTAACAGACGCTAAAGGTTATCACAAAGCTATGTATATGGCTTCTAATGCTGATACTATTATTAACCATTTTTACGAACAAGGTAAGTCAGACGCTACTAAAGAAATTATTAGCAAATCTAAAAACCCTAGTTCCGAAACAAGACAATCAGCTAAAACTGATGGATTTGTAAATGGTATAAAAGTTAAGGTGTTAGGGCGAGACGGAAGTGATTCTTCTAAATTGAAAATAAAGAAAATTAAAATTTAAAACAAAACAATTATGGGATTATCACCAGCATTCGGTTCAATAAAACCGAGTCAAAAACAACAAGCTCTTTCTGACAACTATTTAAGTTTCACAGACGGAGACAATGACTTTGCACAACAGTATTTACC